AAAGTAGTGTCAAATATATACTGATAATAATTCCTGTTTCCCCTTTTGTTAAATTTTTCACACACTACACTACTTTAGAGCACTAAAGCGATTGTTATATTATTCACACACTTTAGCGATACAAAGCGTTAAAGAGCTTATTGTGTATACTGCTTGCTATTGCCTACTTATCATTTTATTACTTTACACCATTAAAGCGACTGTTATAAATTTAACATGTTACATTCATCCATATAAATTGAAACATATATCCATAAGTCCTATTTATAGTACTTTAACGTTTTAGTACAATTTATCATGATACAAAACTACATGCAATAATAGCATTTTGCACGTTGCAACGACTAAAAAACTTGCAACAAATAGTACTTGTGTTGCCTATATAGGTATGTTATACTTGTATCATAGCAAAGGGAAAGAAAAACAAAAAGCCCATTGCTACAATAATTATTAAAGCGAGGTATTTATTATGACTAATTGGAAAATCGAAAAAACTATTGACGGCGAAAACGAGATTATTACAATCACACGCCCTATTAATGACAAGCCCAAGAGCACTGCTTGTGTAAGCCGCACTGTTAAGGCTGGCACTGTTGCCCGTGTAAAATATGCACGTTTTAACGATGATTTTTCCGTTGAATCCGGTGAGATGGTAAAGCAGTTTGATGGCGTTCTGGATGTAGAAAAAGTTGAAAAAGCCTTGCACAACGCTGAACCTTGCACTAAGTGGCAGGTTTTGGATGTTCAGCCCAAAGAGGAAAATACCTTGGGTATTCCGCGCGATGTATTCAACGCCGTTGCGGTGCCTATTGAGCGCCCACTTTCCCAACAGTAAAATTTAAACGTTCTAGCGGGGTTTATCGTAAAGCCCCGCCCCACGCTGAAAAGCGAAAATAAATTAAAGGAGTTACGCAAAAATGAAAATGCAAATTGTATCGATGAGCCTTAACGGCAACAATTTTCAGATTACTAGAAAATTAGCCAATACTAAAAACCGCCATGAAAATGATTTTGCCAGTTGTAGCATCACTTTTTTGAAACCTATGTTTTGTTGTAAAAGTGGCTTTATCGCTTCGGGTTTTGCCAGTCTTGAGAGCCCTATAATGGAGCATGATGTAGACAATACAGATGAAGATATTAACGGGTTTATAAAGGCGGTGTTTTCAAAATGACTTGCAAAGATGGTGTTTTTGAAGTGACTTGTAAAACGCGTTCCGATATACTATTTGCGACGGAGTTATATTATAATCTTGCTGCAAAGCGTATTATTAAACGTTTATATAATTGCAAAGCATGGATTATTACGCCTGACAATTCCGATTTTTTGATTCTACAAAGCTATTCAACCATTGTAGCAGCTTTTCAGCGTACAACCGGCATTTTGTGGGTGTTTGGCTTTTATAGCAATACATCATCTCAGCACGTTGCAAAGTTTAGTAATTGGATAAGGTACGAATTTCAAACCGGCTGGAATTATCCCAAAAAAGTTAATTTGTACAATGATTCAAGAACCGGCAAGCGCGCCGCCCGGAAAAATATTGAAGATGACTTTGCAAGCGTTATTGCCACCGCATTAAATCAGCACTGACCAAAATAGAATATGCGTTGCCACTAATGGCAGCGCATTTTTTATACAAATTTTTAGTTAGAACTATTTACTATTAAATATAAATAACTAGCAATAGTTAAGTTTAACTGCTAACCTGTGAATTTCTTAACACACTTTAGTGATTTAGAGTTCTAAAGCGATTGACAAATTCTTAACACTCTTTACCGCTTTGAAGCGCTAAAGCGTCCATCCGTTAAGAAAAATAGTAAGCAGGGCATTAACCTTAACGCAGCTACTGCCGCGCCGACCACCGGGGATGTTGCAAGAAGCCTGAAAATAAATCGGGGTTCAATTTCTTAAACCCAATAATCCCCCTCTCCCCTCTTTCAAGTAGGTGTTTTTATGAAAATTACATATCAAAGATTTCTTAGAGAACCTAGGATTAAGTTTAGTTGGAAGATTGACGTTATCCCATATTTATTTGATGAAACATGGATTAAGCGTATGCAAAGACGTAAAACAAAGACTTTAGTCAATTTACTTGATTCTTACAAAGATTTCTTTACTTGGGCATGTCAGAATGGATATCTTGATTGCACATGTTCTAATTGTACTCATAAAGAATATTGTGATAGAATAAAGTTTTCGCAAGTATTTGTTAATCAAGAACTAAATAGGCGAAAATATGACAGGTTAAGAAATAATACAGATTTGTCAAAATTCTTTGGAGATGATTAAAATGCCCTTACCAGTATGGATAAATCTTCAGCAGACTATTCTGCGTAATACTTCAAATACGCCGTGCAATATTTCAGATGGAGAAGTGCTAATTATAGCTTTAGTAGTATTCGCGTTTATTTGGCTTATTATTGGCATGTTTATTAATAAATGAGGTGAAAATAATGACAATTCGTGATATTTTATTGAACTGTGGCTCAGTACAGTCCGACACCTTAATTATAATTCTCGATGACAATGAAGAACATAAGTGGGTTGGTACATTTATGGATCTCCCAAAAGAATATGAAGAGCTTAAATTCAAATACTTTACCATAGGCGTTATGGTACATAAATATGTTGCAAGAGCACATTTCAAATTCTATGTATAGGAGTTGATATAATGCGTTATAACTTTCCTATCCATCCCATTCCCATAGGCTCAATCATTAAATACAATGTAAGAGAATATGGTTATTTTTATGGAGATGGACAAGAGAAAAGAGCAATTACCATTGCAAAAATTGGTAAGGTTGTGGATATTATAGAGCATGATGACAGAGTAGTTTATTATTCAGTAGCACCAAGTTCTAATTGTACATTCAATCAATATTTTGTAGGTGATTGCCTAGATTCTGTTTGGCCAGAAAACGTGGAGGGTGTTTATTATGACTATTAAAGAAATGTTTAATGCCAATAAAGATATGTCATATAATGATATATGCGTTTTGCATTGTCAATACGATACTTCCTATATGATTTCTAATGATTGCGTAATCTACAATGATTGCTATGAGTCTATGCCAAAGTTCTTGAAGATTTGAATGTATTAACTTTTGAACGCTTAAGCGATAAGTGTTCGCCTAAAGAACACGGTAAATGGGATATTTGGGTGGTGTAATTATGACAATTAAAGACCTAGATACAGAAACCCTTACTCTACTTAATAAACTATGCGATAACTGGTACATTAAAGCCTGTCCCTCATGGCTAACACACTTCATGGATAAGGATTGCCAAGATTGTCAGCTTAGAGAGTTATGTTATCTGCTTGACTGTTATGATAACGACATTAGAAAAGAGTTAGCTTTACGAAAGCAGGATGAACATAATGGCTAAGAACAAAACATTTAAGCGCCAAGCCGAAGCAACTAGGCTACTGAAAAAGATAGGCGCAACAAGACGTAAATCCAGAAGAGCTGGTATAACTGTAACAGGTGAGCTTAAAGAAAGTCTTAGAGGTAGACAATCTCCTGAAATTGCAAATGCTCTGAAATTTACTGCTAACACCGCTCTTAATGAAGCCGAAAAAATGTATAGCGACCTTATTGATATAGCCGATACCCTTGATGACAAAATATCACAAAAGCTTATGAAAGAGTATTTATCTAAATACTCAGAGCATATTAAATCATTAGATAAATCGGTAAAAGATAGTTACAGGTCATTGAGAGTAGCTAATCGTCTTGAGGATGTATTTAATTATAGCGATGCTGCATATAAGATTCTTAGAAATCCAGATTCCTATTTTGATAAAAAGAAATGGGGAGCAATTTCTGGTATACTTAACAATCTTATGGGCACATATAGCAGGGATATTCCGCCAAAAGATTTGAAAAAACTATGTGAACTGGGTGAAGAGTTAGGACTTAACTCTCTATCAGATATGGACAGAGCTTATTCAGAGTATGACAATCTGCTAAGAAATTCTGACCAGATGGGCGAAGTTCTGGTTAATGCAAGCAATAAACTTAAATCTATTACGAAGGATAATGAAGAGTTTATAGAGAATAATAAAGAAGTTTATAAAAAATTTGTAGAACTTGCATCTAAGTATGATTTGTGGTAATATTCACGAATGAAAGAAGGTGGTGCTATATGTGAGAAAGCGTAACGAGCATAAGTATTCAACTATCATATATTGCTATGATATTGAAACATCATCCTTAATGTATGGTGAGGATGAACTTCAAGAGCATCTGCAAAGCACTTATCTTCACGGCCTAGCTTCATTTGCTTATCGTCCTATACCTCACGCACCATTTAGTGACTTCGAGAATGAAATGAATTATAATTTCTTTAGAACTTATGATTCAATTTCTTCCGAATTTGAGAGAATCAATGAGGATGCTAAGAATAATGAGGAATATGTCAAAATCTTTGTGCATAACTTGAGCTATGAATTTGAAGCAATGATGCGTAACATAAATTTCTGTATTAAGAACTTTAATCCTAAACGTTTCATTGCAGTTGCTCCGCACCAGCCATTAGTAGCAGCTTTTGACCACCTTGAATTTTATGACAGCTTCAAGATTCTTTCGTGTAAAAGCCTTGAGCTTATAGGTACAGAGCTTGGAGTTCCTAAACTTAAAGAAGTCAAAGGCGGTTACGACCAAAAATATTATTGGTGGTCAGATTTACCTGATTCTGAATACATTTACAATGAACGTGACTGTAAGCTAGTTTTGTATGCACTATGTAGATATATGGCTAACTTTACTAAAGTTGATACTGTATCAGATATTGGAGTATCTAACACATCAATGATTAAGCGTGAAACAAGGCTTAACAGAAATATTGCTACCGATAAAGAAGTTCATACTGCACAATTTACAGCAGCGATAGAACTTAAGAATAATGAACCATTTATGAAGTTCTTTCAGGACTGTCTTGCAGGTGGTTATACTCATGCTAATCCTTATGCAGTGGGTAAAATATTTAAGGATGTATGGTGCTTTGACGCAAGCTCTATGCATCCGTCAGCAATGTATGGTAGACGATTCCCTTACAAGTGGAGAAAAGAGGTTAATCCTAATGAATGTTATCAAAATTTCCAGTCCGCAAACTATGAGTTCTTATCTGGCTGCGAAAGCGGCGCTAACTCAGGGTTCTTCCATTATCCCGACCAACGGATTGAGTTATATGGATGTAAAGATGTTAAATTCTATTCAGTCCTCCAAGCAGCATACCGTGAATCAATCTTGTTTGAAAGGCCAATAAAATATAACTTTATGGCTAATGTTACCTTTTACAATATTAACGCTAAGGATTTTGGTAACTGCATTTACAGTTATATTAGTACATCCAAATGCAGCAATATTAAAAATGGTAACTTCGACAATGGTAAAGTAGTCAAAGCAGATGAACTTACATTTCATGGCTGCGATATTGACTTTATGCTAATTCAAATGCTTTATGATTATAGTAGTTCAGAATGTGACGAACTTTATTATGCAACAGCCCATAAATTTATTAACAAGCCTTTACGGAATACAGTTAAATACTATGCACGCCAGAAAACTGGATTCAAAAAACTTGAGCATAAAGTTGGTGACCATGTAGAAACGTTAAACGATTTTACATTTGAGGGATTGAAGCTTTATGATGATTCAGTGGCACAAGAAATTATGAATACCCATAACAAAGATTTAGTCCACTTCGCCTTAATGGCAAGTAAAGGTGGATTAAATGGTCAGTATGGGTGTTCAGCAATGAAGCCATTAAGACAGGAAGTTGGCGTGCAGGGGGATGGTGATAAATTTGAATGGATTCCAACTGGGGTTAAGTTTCTTAAATCCAGAAATTCCCTAAATATTTTCACGGATGGTTTGTATACGGTTGCTTATAGTAGACTGCACCTTATTTGCTTTATGCTTTATCTAGTATTAAGCCAAGGCATTGAACCTCTCTATCACGATACAGATAGCGGTTATTTTGTAGGTTACAATGAGGATGTTCAAAAAGCCGTTGATAGATTCAATGATAATATTCTTAATAACAGCGAGAATAAAGATTGTTACAATTTTGGCATTATGGACTTTGATGGTCACTATGAAGATTTTGTAACATGGGGAAGTAAATGCTATTGTGCAACATACTTAGATGCAGATAAGCACTTAAAAGTTAAGGCTACTGTAGCAGGTGCAAGCAAGAAACAGCTTTCCGAATTGTTTACGCAAATAGTGAACGATGAAGATTTTGAGTACCTAGTGCAAGAATATTTTCGTCCTAATATTAGTTATGATGAATCCATAAACAAGAAACTTATTCGTAAAACTCCAGGAACACATATTATAGGAGATTTTACAGATGACAATGGAGAAACAGACCATTTAGACGAATATTCTGTAACTGTGCTTGAACCTTGCGGTTATACATTACGCTCAACAAATAGCCCTGTTAATAGAATGTATTATTCATTCTGTTATTCATTGCGCGGAGAATCCTATATAGATTATTTGCCTGAAGTTGTTAGCATAAATCATGACGAAAATGATAAAGAACTTTATGGAACTTATCATAAGGTACAATCTGACAAAGAATATGCTATGTTAATTGACGGCAATCCTGCAAGTATATTCCAGTGGGAATGGAGTGATAGGAGATGATTTAATTGAAAGAAAAAGATTCTTATAGAATCAGTAGAAGAGCTGCATGTCCTTATTATATTTCTCATACAACAAATTACATTCGTTGTGAGGGTATGAGAGTGTCACGCCAAGAGTACAACCTTAAAACCGATTGTTGCGGCCAGTATAAAAACTGTCCTCAATATAAATTTCTTACTTATCATTATTTAACAAAGGAGAACTAACTATGTACACTAACAAGAAAGCATCCGCTAAGGCCACCAATTCTGTTAAGTCCGCTTCCTCCGTCATCACTGATATTCGTATCTTCCCTATCAATAACAAGAAGTCTAATTGCTGCGCTATGGTTTCCATTACACTTGCAAATGTATTTTGCATTACTGGTATCAAGATTATGGACGGCAGCAAGGGTCTGTTTGTTGCAATGCCCAGTGCAAAGAATAAGAAAGATGAATGGCATGATATTTGCTACCCTATTACTAAGGAATTCCGTAAAGTTATGAGCGATTCTATTCTTAACGCATTTGATTCCTTGCAGGAAGATGAAGATGAAGATGATGAAAGTGAGGATGACTGACAAGCTCCCCAATGAATTGCCGCCTGATATTGACGATGATTTGCCATTCTAAATAGAAAAGCACCCCTAAGTGGATAACCACCTAGGGGTGTTTGTTATTTAGCTAATATTAGGACGAAGAACCTTAATAGCAGTCATGCCATTGTTGTTATCCCAGCGAGGATAATCCATAGGAGTGCCATCTTCATTTCTAATACGGTCAAGAATTACAGGGGAGTTACCATCCATAAATCCAGAAACCTGAACCGTGACAGCATAAGAAGCAGGACGTTTGAAGTAGAGGATGATAGCATTATCATCATTGGTATAATAAAGTTTATTCAAGTCATTAACTACATCCCAAGTAACTGTCCTACCTGCGCCAGTGGGTGCTCCATAAATGGCCTTATTAAGCTGACGATTATCAACAGCACTAATTGCAAACAGGCCGCCAGATTCAGGGTTATTGCTAAGATAAACAGTAAAATCAATGTTGTTCCTATCCATAACACGGATAGAACCCTGTGAAGTAGAACCACCAGAAGGAACGGGAATAAATGCAAATGCCTTGTACTGTTCAGGGTCACCAGTTACGGATTGACCTGGAACCGTATACTGTGTCTGGTTAGTAATAGTCAAGTCAATACAACGATGTTCACCAGCTGCACAGATATACTGCCCACGCTTTACAGCGTCAGTACCAAAGACATATTCACGCTTTGTATAAATGTAAACATCGTCAAGCTTACATACAGCATTAGTAACAGGATAAGTACCGATTGACTGAACAGTAGTGCTAACCTTAGCAGAACGATTGATAATGCCGCCATTCACAATAAACTGAGGATTAGGACTAGTACCAATCAGAGCGATAGCTGCATAACCAGTAGCAGTAGTAGCAGTTCCGTCATTACATGCATAAATCAGATTATTAATGTAAGCTGCTGCTTTTCCCGGCCCATCGAATACAAAAGCATACTTACAAGTATCTGCATAGAAGTTAGTAACATGAATATCATTGTTAGTAACCTTGCAAGCGATTGAGTTATCCCACCAAGTATTAGCGTCAGTACCACCTGTACCCCCAGAGGGAATACCAGTATAGCTAGTCCAGTTGCAACCGTATACATTAGTACGGCAGTCAAAACCAACCTGGCATACCATATTGACAAGGTTATTACATTCACAGTCAGGAGCTTTATTGCCCCAGAAAAATGCAACAGAACCAGTCCAGCGTTCCACAAGAATATTATCACTAAATCCCCATACCATTACATTATCCATGTAGCAGTAACGGTTCAAAGTGCTGTTAGCAGGTTGCAAGTAAACACCATAGGACTTAACCTTATTGATACTTACATTGTAAATGCTGTTATCAGTGTATTTATTGGTAGTAAATACAATGCCACCAATCATACCACTACAAGTAATATCCAGATTAGCAATAACAATGTTACCAGTTACATCATCACCCGATACAGTAATAACACCCTGACTACCAAATGCAGTAGGATTAGCAGTATACTGCAAGATAGTATCACTGGTTCCACGCGCAGGGTCACGAGAAGAACCAGCACCATACAGGCTATGTTTCAGCTGCAAAGGCGCACTAATCTTATAAGTACCAGCAGGAATAAACAGAGGTTCATTCTTAGTATGAGTGTTAATGGTAGTGGTAATATCATCAGTTCCGTCTTTTTTCAGCGTCTGATATTTTTCAATGCTAACAGGGGATGGCTCAACAAAACTAGGAATCTTACCAGTGCGACTTGTTAAAAATTTTGTGTCAGGGTCGCTAGCGGTTCCCATAGAAACATAAGCATAATTATCATCAATGTTTGTTTCACGGGCTGATGCCAGCGTTAGGTTGCCATAAATATATGTGGGGACTGTAGTGTTACCGACCGAAGTAACACCCGAATGAGCAGTAAATGCTTTTCCACCTTTAGAAAAGATTTCTACTTTATTTGCGGATACCGTCACATTCCCATCAACAGTCTGATTCATATTACCGCTGACAGTCTGGTCAAGATTTCCAACAGTGTCTTTGTCAATCTTCTTATTAAGATTAGTGTTAATGTTTTCAATATCGGTATTGATTTTCTTAATAGAATCATCAACACTAGACTTATTATTATCAACCTTAGTATTAAGGTCATTCAGCTGTTCACCAATGTCAGTTTTCTTACAGTTAGTACCCTCAATATAACGTGTGCCCGCATCCATGGCTTTAGTAATAACATACAGGTCATTATTCAGCCATACAAGGTCATTAACGGCGCGTGCTGCGCTTGCAGTAGTTTTCAATTTTTCATCAACGGGAGTGATAGCAAGTTTAACACTTCCCCACAATTCAGAAAAATTGCCAATCTTAGTCCAATAATCTTCATTGTCGATATCAATGCCAATAGGTACAGGCTGAGTGCTCAAATATCCATCACCATTGACAGTGACAACAACCGTGTTACGAGGATACTGTTTTGTAATATCCCACTGAATAGGGTCAGCATAACTAATGGAACTGGTTTCAATGTACTGCTGCATTATCTCAATAACCTTAGATACCATTTCATAGTAACTAATGCTATCATCATAGGCAACAGGAATTACAGAACGGAAAAGTTTGTCCAAAGGATTGTACTTCAAACCTAATCACCTCTTTACCATAAACGCATAAACAGAACTTCCATATCTCTATATAAACAATTATAGATATTTGTATTTTCTTTTATATAATCGTTCATAATAGATACAAGAGAGCGACCACGATAACCTTTTTCTACATGGTCAAGAATGCGATGTTCATTGCCATCACGATTTTCTTTTGTGTTGTTTTTATCATCCTGAGTGGTATTGCTATTACTGCTGGAATTAGCATTAGAGTTAAAATCATTGGAAGAACTTGCTTTACTATGGTCGGCATCCGACATATACTTACCAGCAAGAAAATTATCAAGACTACCCTGCGGAGTATCAGTATGAGTATTGGTATTCTCTCCATTGCTGTTAGAATTGGAAGTATAATTGGAATTATTGGTGCCGTCAATATTGACCTTACTATTCTTGGTTCTATCCTCTGTATTCACATCATGATGTTCAGTATTTTCATCACTGGTAATGGAAAAGTCATCAGTTAAGAACATTTCATACTGTTTATCAAGCGCTTCAAAGAGTGGATTGTAATAAGGCATATGGCTGTTCATCCAGTCATCTAGACGCAGCTGCCAAAGGCCAAAGGTTTCAGAGCCAATTTCATTTGTATAGAAATGCTTAAGAATATTGGTTTCAAGCTCTTTTCGTTTATTCTCATTCCAGATAGGATAATTAAAATTAAAGATTTTAGGACGCGCACGCTCAATAATTTCTGAATAAGAAACATTGGTGTAAGGTTCAACAATACCTGCTTTTGATTCACAGATAAAGCGCACTTGAGTTGTGTACTTACTCATTATCCCCACCATCCTCAATATTGGTATCGCTTAAATTCTCTTCATCCTTGCGTCCTTCCATAATCTTAGTTAATTCAAGCTGGGAACGCATAGATACGGAGATATTAGTATTAAAGAGCCTGTTATAATCCTTACAGAATTTTTGACGAGAGTACAATGGAGAAAGACGGTCTGCTTCTACCTGACCTAAGGTCATCTGAACTTCAGTAGTAAACTGCCGCTCTGCTTTCATATTGTAGTTGCTTTCAATACCTAAATAGGTAAGAGCTTCCGCAAGAGTTTCTTTTTTCTGCTGCTCTAACTGTAAGCCAATATACTGAACGCCTAAATCAAGAACGCCCATCATGTTCTTAATATCATCAGTGGAGGGATTGCCTTTAACGTACAGCCAAGGGTCATACTTATCTTGCTGATACACCATATTCTGTACAGAAAGTTTCGTATTCTCATTTGCATAAGCAATTCGGGGGGTTTTCTGTGCAGCAAGGTTTAAGTCAATCGTTCTGTCAATATTAGTAAGACGTTGTGCAAACTGTTTAATGATAATAGCATCAGGGGAACGCCGCATATTACACCAAAGATAAGCGCAGTTTTCTTTGCTAAGACCAGTTTTTTGATAGTTAGAATTGTAGCCATAAGCACGCACATATTTAGGGTCGCCAATAATGTCGAAGTTATCACTGGGCATAGCAGGGAGAATCAGGTTGCCCATAACAGGGTCATGATAACCAGCCATTAAAGGTTGCCAGAACAAGAACTGTTCAATAAATCGTTCGTCCAAAAAAGGAGAATCTTCAAGCCCTTTCCATTTGAATCTTGCAAGTGCTACATCATAAAGACGATTAAACCAGTTAGCATAAGTTGCAACAGTTAAATCGTATGAATCAATCCAAGGTGGCTGTGGTTTTTGTGAACGTTTACTCATTTACTCACCTACTTCCGGAATACGTTTATAAATAGAATTATCCGCTTCATAATTACCAACAAGTCCGGGATTATGCCAGAATGTAACACCACGATTAAAGATACCGTTAATCATTGTAGAAACTTCCGCAGGAACATCACCTAAGCAACAACAGTTCTGCGTTTTAACATAATTCCAGTTCTTACGAGAATCAATATTAGGAACTTGAACTTGATGAATAGGATAGCCAAACATAGTCCAGTAATCATCAATAACTTTTGCAAATTCTTTAGTAACATGATGATAACTAGCCATAGCATATGGAGCACTTGCATCTTTTGTTGGGAGAATACCTGCATCAGTAAAACGGAAATAAGGACTTACAGAACCATGGCTCTGTGGAGGTAGTCTGTCCATATCATCGCGTTTTGCAAGTGTGCCAGCAATGTCAAGCATTTGATTGGCTAAACCCTCAATAGCTCCATAAGTATTTTCAGGAAAAAGAGCAGGATGTTTGCCAACCATAGCTTGTGCATCTTTTACAGGAGCAGTTAGCAGGTTAATTCCAGCAAACATTGTGCCTGCTACTAAACCAGCATTTTCTACAGCCATAGAACTAGAATTCTGTGCTACATATACTTTATAAATGTCAGTATTATATGCACAAGTAGGCCAGTTGCTAATTGCAAATACATCTTCCTGATTATAACCAGTAGAGCCTTTATAATCCTCTGCTGCAAACATTGCTGTAGTCTGTCCAGCATTTGACATTATATTGTATCCGATATGCAGACTTTTCTTTCTATCTCCAAGTTCAAATCGAAAAACGTGATTATCGCCTTGTGTAGAATAATAACGAAGATAGAAATATGGATAGGTAAAAAGCTTATTATTCTTAGGTACATAACCAGCTACATTATTAGGAACTACAAAAGTCTTATCATACTTACCAGTATCAAAGGTAAGGGGAACCATATAAATTCCCAAGATGCCATCAGGTGCTTGCCCTGCTTCTACAGCCTTAGCAATAAAGTCATTAGCAGATTCCGCTGTGGTAAAAAAGTTTTCTTTACAACCTGAATAAATTCCAAATCGTAAAGAACCAGATGCAGGGGGAGAATCTTTTTCAGGCTTATCAAAAGTGGTAACAATACAGATACGCTTATCAAAATCAATGTACTGCTGAATATCGTCAACGAATGGGCCTGTATCCAGTTCATCATTGATGATATTATCACCAATTTCATCAGTATTTGTATGAGAACGCTCAATAAAGCAAGGTTGTAATGTCACCTGATTAAACCAAGTTTGCATTACATCAACAGTAAAGTAGATTCTGCTAGTTTCGTTTGCAACGTATTCTACACTATCAATAAAGGCATAATACCATTTATTAGAAAAGTCGGCGTTCTGAAATACGATATAATTACACGGTTCAATCGTTTCAGCATTAACGCCAACAGAAATGTAACGGTCTAAACGCTGATAGGTATAATTAGTAAGGTGAAGAACGGATTTAGAAGTAAAATAATTAAAACGAGAAGAATCAGACTGAAACCTAAGCACATGATTATAGGTTTTATCTGTAGGGATACCCTTACAGATATAAAGTTGCATATTTGGCAATGTTCTTGCTCCTTTCAAAATCTGTAGGGTGGTTTACACATCATCCAAATAGGAAGTTTGCGTTTAACTGTAGGAGTAGGGCCGGGGCCGGGTGGTGTTGGTGGATTTGTAGCATCCCATTCAACATCCCATGTACCTACTTCATTAGGAATACCAAGAATAGCAGAGGGGTCAGTTCTGTAAGCTGTGCCATAACCACCTATCCAATATTCCCAATGCGTATGAATACCACTAGCATTACCTGTTTGTCCTTGCTCTCCAATATATTGACCACGAGTAATTGTTTCACCAACACTATGAATCTGACTAACAAAATGAGCTGCAAGCCAATAGCTATTATCGCTCATTTTAACTACAATGTAGTTGCCCCAAGAATCGTTGCCAGTCGTGCCACCTTGCCAAGTATGGGCTGTTTCAACCGTACCTGCCATTGGTGCATAAGATTGATGATTTGTGTGTACCGTGTCAATACCACCATGAACTGAACCGTCAGGATAATGTGGATAACCTGCTGAAACTCTGATTGTGCTTTGGTCAGTGATACATTGTTTGTAAACTGCCATATAAGCAACGCGTGATGTCGTATGCGCGCCCCACGTTCTTAAGAGGATAAGCCTATTGGCTCAAGAAAATGTCAAGTTTAAGCTTTAGTAGTGAACTGCACAGCGTTAGCAAACGGAGATGCAGAATAGATACGCCAGATATGGTGGAAGTAGTTCCAATCCAGAGTAGAGCCAAGGTCAGTTTCGCGCATGGTGTTCAGCTTAGTATAAACCTGGAAGAAATCACGGTCAACCATAAGCGCCTGAATAGCGGCCATATCTTCATCGTCAGGCGCAACGTGAGTATAGGTCTTATCGCCACCAGTTGCAATGGTAACAGCACCAGAACCAGAGGGGTCATTACCAGTAAGCAGATGTTCCAGACGTTCCACTTCATACTCATTAAGAGCGAAGCTATCAACTTCCAGACGATGACCCATGAAATCTGCCTTATCCATGTTAAATGCGCTTGCCAGAACATCAACATCAATAGAAGCAGAAATGTCAACAGGAACAATAGTGTACAGACGTTCAGCCGGAGTATTCATAGGAATACCAGCAGCGTTATATTCCTTAGAAATGAACTTCATCTTGCCATAAATCTGGCGGAACTTCTTAACCAGAGTCTTGCCGGAAGCTTCATCAGTAACAGCAGCAACAGTTACTTTCTTAAGCTTGTTGTTCTTTACCAGCTGATACAGCAGGTACTTCTTCATGATAAAAGCATCCAGTTCAGCGGGCTTATAAATCTGGTCGATGATGTTCTGTACAAAGGCAGACAGGTTAGCTTCACTCATGAAAGCAGTTTCCAGAGCTTCACGATTAACCGTTACCTTATACTTAATACGAGAGTTCACAGCATGGTAAGCGGTGTAAACCTCAGCAGGGTCGCTACCAAATTCAGCTTTCATGACTTCATCATTAGTAGCACGGTCAGCAGAGAAGTAAGGGGTTGCTTTCTGCATCATTACATAAATTTCATTAACAGTAGCACCAGTACTCAGAACACCCTTATCAAAAACCTGCCAAGGGTCTTCAAAAGAAATGTAACGCATAACGGTCAGGCCAATACGGTCAACCAGAGCATTACAGAAATAGTTCAGCCGAGGTTCATAAGAATTGATAAACGTCCATGCAGATTTAATAGATTCAGTAGTGTTTTCAATCTGCGGAGCACCACCAAAAGTAGCATCACTACCAAATACAGCCTGAATAATACCAACAGCAGCACTTGCCATAATAAATTACCTTCTTTCTTTAATAGTTACACTCAATGTCAAGTGTACCATCAATAATAAGTTTGCCTTTAGAGGCAGCGGTTAGAGTTACAACACCAGCGGAAGTGACAGTAGCACTAGAAATGGTGCCATCTGCAAGAACTACACGAAGACAAGGAATAGAATTGGTAACTACAAATTTACCATAGTCAGTTTTCATAACACGAGCCATTACTTCACTGGGAATTGTAAATGCGGTAGTATCGGAAGTTTTGTCCTTATCAAGAGCGGTATGGATAACCAGAACATTAGATAGGGTACTCATGTTCTGGTTGTGGAAGGAATAGGCCATAATAGTTCACCTCAATTATATGTTATTTAGCAAAGTAAATCCAGTAAAATATCTATTATTGTCACTAGAAAGGTTTGACCCTTTATAAATTAAAGCCATATTTTTGAACACAAGAGGATAAGCAGAGGAATTGGCATAATCAATAACATCATATGACATAAATGCAATGCACTCTCTTGAAACCACTCTTCTAAAAATCTCTGGCGGAACTTCAATAAGTTTTTATTGCTAGTTAGAGCACCAGTAGATAATACATGAAAAAACAAAACATTGCCAATAATGGTAAAATTTTCATCATTATAACTAATGGTCTACTCATAATTTATCACCTACTTTCTACCAAACATCTGCTTAACAAAAGCCTGTGCGGCTTCATCAACAGTAATTGTATTGCCGTTAGGTTTTTGATAATCGTCATTCGGCTTATTGTCATCACTCAAAAATGCTTTAACATAATCTTTGCGCAAATTGTCATAAGCTTCATGCCAGTTAGCTGAACCATCTGGGCAACCACTAGTAAATTGTTCTGCTTCATTGCGACATTCATCAAATTCATCAAGAACGCCAGCAATCAGAGTTCCCTGTTCATCAGGTTTAGCATCGACAAAGCCACCAAGCATTGCAGAAATTTCGTCACGCGTTTTCATTATTTATTACTCCGTTCATAAGTAAGTTTAAGATTCTCACAGAGGGCAATAATTGCTTGCATATCAACGCCGGTTGCGTGAATCTTAATAAAATCACCTTTAGTAGATTCTCTGGGGACAGAAGTATAACTACCAAGATGTTTCATAACATTAGAGGTTGCACAAATAAAATTACTGTCAAGCCAGTTCAAAGGATTAACACGACAATCATGATAAATTACTTCAAAATGAAGGTGTGCACCATAGCAATTACCAGTTGCGCCAGAATACCCAATAAGCTGACCCTCATAAACGTGTTGACCGTTTTTGACGAAACACTCTTTAAGGTGTGCATAGCGCGTTTCAAGCTTAGAACCATTATAATTGTTATGCCTAATTCTAACCATGTTGCCATAGGACTGCATCCCAGTTTTAGTTCTACCATCCCAGCTCTGTACGTGATTTACGACACCATCCTCGGCTGCATAAACGGGTGTACATGGAGCAGCACGCAGGTCAATAGCATGATGTGCAGAACCGTTATTATAAGTCCAACCAGCTGTGATAATATGCTTCTCTAAAGGCCAGCAAAAAAGAACATCACCGTTTGATTTCCTCATTTTCTTCATCTCCTTTTAGTTTTTCTAGATAAGGCTTAAACAGAGCAGAAAGTTCAGGATTTACAGCACACATATTCTCTATAATGCTGATAAGTTCCATGATGCAAATATAAGTGACCACAGCGCCTACAAGTGGAATTTGAATTCCAAGGTCAACATATTGCATAGCGTATTCAATACCATAAGAGCCTACAATAGCAAGAATCTCCATGCACTTGTGATAACCACCCTCACGCATGATAGATGAATTGTAAGAACCATCGTGCTTTGCTTTAATCAGCCCTGTAAGAATGTCAAATGCGATAAACCCAAGAACAATGACAAAGGGCATAAACTCAACTCCTAACATTATACACCTACAATCTTCAAAATGTCCATCAGGTATCGCCTAATTATTTCATCTTCACAGTACAAACCTCCCAACCGATATTGTTTAATTATATATAATAACCAGTTAGGGCGTGGAGTGCGTGCAATCAAAATGGTATTGTAATCATGGTCATCATTTGTCAACGCATAAATTACGCCACTACCCGGACTGTATTTCCTAGAAAGATAACATTTACCAGTAGAGAAGTCTACCCACAAACCTAAATAGTCATCATGAATCTTAAAACCAAACTGATATTTAGCTTCAGGAGATTTCTTAGCAATACCAACTACACTATCAAGATAAAATTCATTATGAACTGCGTATTTACCAAACTTACTGCCTTTCATCAAACGACCAAAATCAGTTTTCTCTTTTGCTTCAATATATTCTTCATTGTTAGCAATTTGAATTAAGACTAAACCCTCTCTAGTTGTGGCAATTTGCTTCTTGTTAATCGGCTTTTTAATATCAAATTCTGTGAAATAAGGATTTGCCCATGTAACAGCGTTGCCAAAGAAAAATACAACTACTCTTCGCATACGAGCAATAGTTTCATATAGTTCGCAGAAAAACGTTACTTCATCTTTAAGATAACCATGATGGCTTTCATCCATAGAGATAAATTCATCAAAGCAGATTTTGTTGACAAGTGGGAGTTCTTCGGATTTAGCAGATGAAATATATCTGGTCTGACCAGCAAGTTTACCATCTATATAATAAGCGCCTTCAGGAGTTCCCTTTAACTCATGGTCAGGAAATTCATGAGCGACTGCCGCCCAGAAATTCTCCTTGGCTTTCTTATTCATCTCAGTTTTGTAGCGGCGAATATAAATAAATTGGTTCCCATTTTTGATAAAATCTTCAGCAGCCCATTTCTTAAAGCCATAAGTTTTACCACAACCACGAGAACCAACTACAAAATTAAAGAGCGCATTATAAGATAATGTGTTCTTTAAGTCCCACCACATCGACATTGTAATACACTCCTTTCATATTTAATATTAAGCCGAGGACGCGACCATTATCTGTCCTTTTGGATGGCGGAGTAGGAGAAATGACAAACCTATATAACCATCAAGCTAACAGGCGTGTTAGCGCGGCTCTATGGCGGTAGAAATGGGCACAACCCCATTAACGTCCAATGACCAGTTTTCCGTTACTCTTAAAGAGTTCTACCATGTTAAGGGTGGCGAAAGGAAATGAGCTAGCAGTCACGCAAACCTATCCGTAACGCTTCACGCGCCTGACCACGGCTTAGGAGCATCATTCGTGCCTTCCGCTCCCTATGATTATATTATACTTTACAATCCGTATAAAGTCAATGCTACAGATTGTACTTTTTGTAAAATTAGGAATGATTATTACATAGTGTATAATGCTAATTATGGGTTGGGTGAGAGGTACGATAAATGGGACTGCTAAATGGGTGAGGTGAGTGGCCGGTTAAAGGTACGATAAATGGGACTGCAAAGGTTAAAGTACGATAAATGGGACTTCTAGTCTTTGACACTACTTT